CAAACCCGTTCATGGAGATTTCCTTCAGGAAGTCTTTGAACGCGAAGTCGGTCTCTTTCACTCTCTGGATTACCAGAGTGCTACAGACTTACTTAATCCTGTTGCGTCAGCCGTATGCGTTGATCAAATTTGTGATACTGTCGGAATACCAGATGATCTTCGTGCCTTATTTCATAAGGCACTTACTGGTCATCTGGTTGAGGGGGTTCCACAATTGTGGGGCCAGCTCATGGGATCCGTAGTATCTTTCATTGTTTTATGTCTTATTAATGCAGCCGTCATCCGTATGGCCCTAGAAAAAACTACAGGAATTATCAGAACTTGTTCTGATTTACCTATGGTTGTTAATGGGGACGACGGATTGGTCCGTGCACCTGACACTTTCTTACCGATTTGGAAAGATTGTGCTGTCCTTGCTGGTTTAAAACCCAGTGTAGGGAAGGTGTATTCACATACTACGTATATGAACATCAATTCAACTTCTTATGAGTTAATTGAGGGGAAGTTCATTCTTCTCCCGTACGTTAATATGGGCCTTATCTATGGTCAGACTCGTAGTGGTCCTGCCATTCATAGAAAGGCTGTTGCAGATAATACAGGAGAGGAACTCTCGTTAGGGGCTAGACATCATAAACTCATTGAGTTGTGTCCAGAAAACCTAATTCCTGAGGTCCATAAGCTCTTCTTAAAATCCAATTGGAAGATTCTATCGAAGGTCAAAATTCCCTGGTATATCCCTGAAACGTTGGGCGGAGTTGGATTATCTCCTTTATATACTTATACTTACACTGAAGACATTACCGAAACAGGTCGTAATTATTTACGATTGTCGAATGGCCACGTTTGTGGACCATCTCGGCTCGATGTTAGGATTGCCTTATCATTCCTTGATAAGATTCAGAAGTCATTTGTTGTTAAGAGAGTACCAACTCAGCAGCCGATTCAGGCTAGATCAGTTTGGCAAACACGTATGTTCAGAAATGAACATCGGGCAAGAATTGAGTTAAAGGAGTCAGATGCCACTTTCATGGATCTGGCGACCTATTATCTCACTCCATCTCTTGTGATGCAGAAGATTAGCGAAGAGAAAGTTCTCGCGCAGCTTCATCACAACGAACGAGCTTGGGTATCTATCACTGGACTCTTCACGGACTCGAGTTTTCGAGGGGAAGATCTATTCTTAGATGAATACAGTGCATGATTCCTGACTAGGTAAAATTGCTGGGTTAATTCCCCTGGGAGTGTCGGTTTTTACGACAGGACTCCTCCAGACTCGAGAGTACTCGGTCCAGGAAACAGTAATACTAGCCATTAGAATAATGGGG